TTACTGGTGCTGCAGCACTTGGTACTAAGTTTACAGAACTTACAGGCATTGACATTGGCGCATCACTTACTGGTGCAAAGGACAAGATACTTGGTCTGGGAACAAAGGTTGCAGATGGATTTAATGGACTATTTGGTGAGGAAGGATTCAGTGTTGCTGGTGTCAAGACTGCAATCTCTGGTATAGCAGGTGCTGTCTCAGGTAAGTTTACCGAATTAACTGGTGTCAATTTACCATCATTCGCATCTATTACAACTGGTATAGCAGGAATTGGTACTTCAATTGCAACTGGACTTGGTTCATTGGGTGTTCCTACCTTTGCAGAAGTTACTGGTAAGATGTCAGGAATCGGTACTTCTATTGCTACTGGACTAGGTGCATTATCTATCCCTACATTCAGTGAAGCTGGTTCTGCAATGTCAGGACTTGCTGAAGGTTTGGGTAATAAAATTAGTGGAATGTGGGATAGTGTTACAAGTCTATTTTCATCTGCTGATAAGAAACAGTCAGATATTGATAAGATGAATGCACTTGATGAATCAAAAGAATCTGGATTATATACAACTAGACGTGGCAGAGATAATCTTTTAGATCAATCAAAAATATCTGAAGCATCAGATGTACAACTTCAAGCAATCCTTGATGATACAAAAGGTACTTCCGTTGGTGGTACAAATGATATGAGTAGTGAGAACATTGCTGCATTAGAAGAGGAACTTGCGGCTCGAAAGATTAACACAGAACTTAAAGTTGAGACTAATGAAGTTGAATCTGATGCACTAAAGGTTAAAGTATTTGGTAAAGAGTACACGAAAGAAGAACTCATCCAAGCGAGAAAAGATGGTACAGTTAAGAGAAGTATAGCAACCTCTAAAATAAGAGAACTAGACATGATGGAGAAGAGGGAACAGATGAATGAAGCTGATGTTACCTCTGGAACATTTGTACAAGGTAAACTCGTAACTCCACCTGAGTCTACTCATAAAATGACTGATGGTTCTATGATGAAAGATTCTGATATGAAAGGTTCATCCTCCCCACTAGGTATGGGTTCTGAGTCAATCACTAATTCTGTTGTAAACTCAGCAGCTACTGCAAATGCAACTACTAGTAACTTGACGTATATTCCTTCTAAATTAGATACCACTAATAATATTAGTAGTAATAGTGTATCTACTAATGATATGCCTGCTGGTGCAGTAATGCAGGCAGATACAGTTGTGCTAAATACACAAAGAACTGTTGCATTAAGGGAACAGGGACTTGACACCCAACAGGCGGTTGCAATGGCACCTATGCTAATGCAGACTTCTCAGAATAACATTGTGAATAATAATGTAAGCAGTTCTAAACCCATAATGATACCAGTACCAGTATCAAATCAAAACGATAGTGGGTTTAACTTCTCAAACGGTTAATTACTTAACGTGTTTATTCGTTAGAACATCACCGTCTTTACCGACATATACTAACCACCCATCTTCATTAACTCTGAAGACATCGTGTGGTTGGTATAGGTGATACTCTTTATCACTACCGTCCTTTTGTTTACCCATTACTTCGCCAGGCCAATCGCCTTCAACTCTTAAATTCTTACCCACTTGGGTTATATTATACTCTACCCACATCATAATTCTAAATCCTTGATATGATTACCAATCTTTTCAAAGTACCCATTTGGGCCCACTCTGTATTCGTCACCAATCTCAAATTTACATTCGTCTAGAACGAAGAATTTATCGTCTTCAGCATCGTCTGGCATTATACGAAATCCATCCTTAAATGCTAGTAGTAGTAAGTTTTTCCACAACATGATTATACCTCATTATTTTGTTGTTGCAATGAATACACCATTCCAATCCTTTGGAAGTTTTTGTGTCTGCATGTATTCACATCTCTCAATCCACATGTCATAATACTTGTCTAATTGCCCACCAAATTCACCTTTCAGTTTCCTACAACTTTGTATTGCTTTGTCGAAATTCTGAGTAGAGTAGTAGTCGTGCATTTTCACATGTTTGTCTTGTGCCCTTAGGTCACAAAATCCGTCTAATACTGTATATATACGGATACCCACAGTCTTACCTTTCACTGCAAGATCGTCTACTTTAAGATAGAAGAAGTCATCCTTAGTAGCATTATATGTGTTCTCACCTACTAGTAAGACACATCCGTATTCCTTACATTTTGATTCTATTCTTGCGGCGGTACTTACTGAGTCTCCAAGCACATCATAGCTGTGTCGTAGAGTAGAACCCATTTCGCCAAGATAACCAAGACCAGTATTAATCCCAGCTCCCATACCCACAGGCGGGCGTCCTTCTTTTGTAATTTTATCATTGAATATCTCCACTGCTTTTAACATATCCAAACCACACTGAACCGCAGTTTTAGGATGGTGGGGGTCTTCGATTGGAGCGTTGTGTATATGCATAGATGCGTCACCAATATACTTGATTACCATTCCTTCGGCATCCAGTATCGGTTGTGTAATGGCATCCATATACCCATTCATTATTTTTGTCAACCCCTTAACGTCATCACCAAATGACTCACCCAATGGAGTGAATCCTCGTAGGTCTGAGAAACAAATTGATATCTCTTTCTTCATACCGTCTTTAATGAGTGCTGGATTCTCCTGTAACATTCTCACAACAGTAGGAGATGCATATCCAGCGAACTGTTTCTTGATTTCCTGTTTCTCAAAGAATTCCTTTGTGAACCTATTGAATATAGCATGGAATCCAACTAAGGTTGTTACCATAACAATCCAACTCCAATCAATGAGAACTAGACTATTCATAAAGGACTCATATGAGAAGTAGAATGTACATAATGGAATAGAAACAATCATAATACCAGATATCCAATAAGGAGTTCTGGATGCAAGAAGTATCAGTAATAGTCCTAATCCAATTGCAGCTAACCATTCTAGTAGCGTTGATTCTGCATATCTAATTAGAGTCTTGCCATTCAATATTGTCTGCAAAGATGTTGCAACTGGAATGTATGAGTGCTGTTCACCTTTTGGTGTTGCAATAATACTACTAAGTCCTTCGGCAGTTGCACCGATAATGACTGTCTTACCTTCTAGAGATGTGTAGTCACTTGCACTAGCACTTAGTGTAGGGAAATCTGTGTTATACCTCAACCAAATCCTACCAAAAGAATCTGTCTTGATTGTGGGGTATGATGGTACACGCATTGCTGTGATACCACCCTCTTGTGTCTTTACTTGATACGATGGGTCGCCTGTTGCAACCCGAATAGTCTCCATTGCAATAGATGGGAATATCTCTTCCCCCACTTTCATCAATAGAGGAAGTCTTCGAACCACACCGTCTATCTCTGGTACTGTTGATATGACACCAACACCATCAGCGTTCAATCCTAGTAGTTCTATCGGGCCTAACATACCATCCCACTCAAACAACCAAGGAAGTGGGTCACCTATCTTAGCAACGCCTCTTGGGACTGCATTCTTATTTGTTTGGGATGTACCTGTTTGTGCAATGACAACACCATTACCAGCAATCGCTTGTGCTAAGTCCATATCACCGTCTAGTCTATCCTGTTCTGAGAACAAGATTGGTAGTATGATTATTCCAGCACCAGCATCTCTGAGTTGCCATATCATATCTGCAATGACAGTTCTCTTCCAAGGCCACTGTCCATACTTCTCTATAGACTTCTCATCTATCTCTAGTATTGCAATGTCTGATGATGTTATCTGAGTGTCGTATTGTTGGATTAAGTCGAATGACTTTAGACGTAAAGTTTCCTTAACAAAGGGGTCACTCCAACCAATATACGATATAACTATGAGGGTTATTAGGGCGGTTGCCCAGTGTGTGATCCATTTCATAGGACTATTTAGTAGGTTAGTATTGGCTGACTGTTACGCCACACCCACCGTTACTGGTACACACACCTGTCAATGAATATGTTCTTGGGTTAGAACCGTCTTGATAAGTACTGACTGTGTATGCGCCACCAGCATTAGTCAAGTCTAGTGAAAGACTGTGTGCTCCATTCATCCCCCCACGTTGTACACTGGTTACTGTATTGTCATCACCAGTTAACACTATGTCTGCAAAGTGAGTTGCACTATTTCTTTGTTCAAGAGTAACACTATTATCATCTCCATCTATTTCAATAAATCCCTGCTTTTTACCATCTGCATATTGCAAGTGACTTAGTGTGTTGAAATCACCGTCTATGATATGTGACATATGATGTCCAGAATTTGCACCGTTGCTGTTAACTTGGGACGTAATAACCGTATTGTCATCACCAATTATTCCTATGTACTGTTCGTGATTGCCACTGTCATTACCATCAACACTGCCGTCTATCTTCTTGCCCTGTCGTGCGTCTATTGTATTGTTCTTGCCAGACACAATACCCCTCATAAAACTATTGTCAGCACTGCCACCTTGGTATGTAGTTATAGTATTATCATCACCATACATGTATCCTTCAACAACCATATCATCACCTTGTTGAGTCATTGTCATTGTATTATCATCACCAGTAATAGGTGTTGTACTGGCTGACAATCCGCCAATGGAGTTGTCTTTGCCGTCTTGTACAACGGTCAGCGTGAAATCATCTCCAACTTGCCCAAGGTATAATTCATTCGCTTCACAAATCTGTACAGTGAAAAATGATATAATTAATAGCACGCCCAAATGAGTGCCTGTAACTGATTTACCTAACTTGGATAATAGTAATTTCATTATTACTCCCTTCCCCTATGGGGATGTCGTAAAGTTCTATTTCGTCTTGTTTTAAGTTAATTCTGTAATCATGGTTCTTACTTAAATCAGCATCAAACACATTATTACCACCATCTCTTCTAAACTTCCAGTTTGTATTGTAGTCATATATCTCAACCCCTGTATCTGGGTTTTTACCTAACTGAACACCATCTTGCATCTTAGTGAATTCATCTCTCATCTGTAGTGCAAGTTGTTCATTAAGAATGTCTAGAATATTTGCTAACAAATCTGCACCAAGAAAATCTAAATCTAAGGAAGTTGCCCATGTCGAATCTTTGACATCTAGCAGTTCATCTGTCTGAAAAGCGTCAAATTCTAGATAGTCTATACCCAAGAAATCTGCAAGTTTCTTAGCCCTTGCTGATTCTGAATCTGGATCTAATTCTACAGGCTTTCTTCTAATCAATAGATTCATAATACTAGACTCATCCATATCAAGAATTACTGGTTTGGTAGGTTCTGTGTATGGACTAGGTACAACAGTCGCCTGAAATGCCTGATTCATAATAACCATACCCACCTCAGACGATACTGTAATCTCACCGACAACACAATTACCATAAGAATTGCATGAAGGTAGAAGTACAATAGTACTGCTACCGAGCTCGTCAATTGTCATAGAGAAATCAGTTCCCCTAACGCCAACTACGGCGGTAGGAGTTCTAATCTTTATATTCTGTCTACTATTCTTTGCAATCTGTCCAGACGCATATCTCATCGTGCCAAATGAGGCCTTTAGTGATAATGAACCTGTCTGTGTAGCAGGGTCATATACAAAGGAATCAATGACTAATTTAGAATGCTCTGTTACATCTACTCTAGTCTCATCAATGAATTCAATAGATGTTCGCCCACTCTTGGTACGAACTGTATCCATAGATTCCATACCAAAACCCTTGTCAATGGCTTCAAAACCGTCATTGCCACGTTCAATATTTGTTTCGCCCTTCTGTTCAATAACTGTACCAATATTTGCAAATGCAGAGGTTGTTATTAGAACAAAAAGTATACTAGTCCGACTGATTAATGTCAATGTCAAAGTTATCGCCCTGTATGTCGAGGTCAACAGTCTGATCGTTCAATCCACTTTGGTTAATGTCAATCGTACCGCCACCGCCTGTTACATTTACGTCTATACCATGTCCAGTAGTGCCGTTACCAGTTTGGACAGTTGTTATTGCAATACCTTCATTAGATGCAGCAGATGTAGTTGCTAATGATGCACTATTGTCGAGTACAACTGTAAGTGCAGCATTTGTTCCGTTGACGGTAGAGTTTATGATACTATTATCACCTGTCACTGTAAAGTTAACTACAGCAGTTGATGCATCAGCAGACTCGCCAATATCAAAGGTGAAAGCGTTACCGTCACCAGTAGCTGCTATATTCAAAGTTACGTCATCACAGTTTCCGGCTGCAGACGAACTACAATCTAAATTTACTGTATTTGATGATCCGTTAAAAGTCCAAGCGCCTGTGTAATTTGCGCCCCTAATTGTTGCTTCAATTATGTTATAGTTACCTTGTTGTGTAATCGCAAAAGTCATGCCATCACCATTTATCACAGCAGCGGTAGTAGAATTTCCTACTACGTTATCAGTACCGTCCTGTGTAATATCTAGATCTAAATTATCTCCCACCTGTGTAATGTAAATATCGTTGGCAGCAGAGTATGGCGCAAGCACCAATGCGGTTATCATAACAAAGAATAACCTTAGTATGTATCTGGTCATTTCTTCTCCTTTATGTAAAGGTCTGTTTCTTCATAGTTCCACAAACCTTTTGATTCGCCCTTTCTTATCATGTTAATAATCGCTTGGTCGATTGCCGCTTTAACTGCAATAGAGGTCGGCTCATTTGCTGCCGCACCACTCTCCATTTCAAATGCCCTAGTTCCCATTTCGAAGAACCTAAAGACATTAAAATCGTCCTTTACACTAGCAATAGTTTTCGTGACATTAACTGTTAAGATAACTCTGCCAGAGTTAACAGAAACAAGTCTCATTGAAACTGTAACTTGATCTGTCCTATAGGAAGTATCGCCTCCAACACCAAAGTAGCGCAATCCTGTGCCTCCACTTACGGTATTAGCATCGTATCCGACAATACCCCCTTCCAATATCAAACCAGCTAACTTCAAGGGTTTAAGCTCTGGTTTCTTTTCACCTTTTTCATATTGTTCATATGTGGACTTCGCTAGTTGTCTTTCTTTAACTAGATTATCGAGTCCCCCTCGTTCTATCACTATAAACCAATCACCCTTAGCTGCATTTTGAAGGGCATCTATTACCCAAGAATCTGCACCTTGAGTGACGGCTGATGATAGATTTGAAAACCTGTCATTAGGTTTTCGTTGTCCTGTCTTATCTTGAAACGAGTACACCGCAATAGTCATCGGTGGAGCGTCCAATAATGGGAGGTCTTCCAGCCTCTCCTGTACACCACTCACAAATTTAGTGGGTGGTTGTATATCTAAATTCTGTTGGGCTGTAGTTGAACATCCCCCTAATATACATGCAAGAATCAAACCAACTATGTAATTTTCCATTCAGAAACCAAATCCAGTAAGAGGAACAACTATTTCTGTTACAGTACCATCCTCATCAGTTATCGTTACTGTAATAGTTCCTGCTGTTAAATCCTTCACCCAATAGATAGTCGCACCTTCCAACTCAGCAGTACCAGAAAGAGCTCCATCATCCTCAAACATACTATCGACAAGATTCTTAGAAATTTGAGCGTAAATACGAGATTCGACATTATTAATAAACTTATTAATAGTTTTATTAGCTTCTTCTCTAGCAGCTTCTCGTTCAGCTGATTCTTTATCGTCTTGTAATTTTTGTTTGCGATTGTGCTCGATTTGAGCAATTGAAAGGAAGTGTTGTGACTGTCCTATTCCACTAAATGAAGGGCTGCCAAATGTATGTACTAGGTCGCTTGCGTAACTAGTTATCGGTGTTAGTAGGAGTAGTATCCCTAGTAGTTTTATTTTCTTCATGTCTTGATCCGTACCTCTGTAAAATTTCTTCTATTTCACCATCTATAGGTTTACCTGTCTTGTCGTAATGTTCTAATAACATTGAGAGCTTAGTATTTAGACGTATCAAGTCGTTGTCGAGCATTCTTATTCTATCAACTAGTGCAATAAGTGTTCCCATTGTCTGCCCAATAATAGGGTCTATAACTTCAGTAACCCACTTCCATATAAAATATACGAAGTATCCAAGGCCAACTGCTGCCAGGATGGGGAATCCATACTGATTAATTGCTTCTACCAATCCCTCCAACTATCCACTCCTTTAATCACGCCTGGCATCTTCCTTACCTTCGTTTGCCGCAATCCTGTCAATGTTTGGTTTAACACCAAACGCATAACTCATCAGAGCGTCAATCTTTACCAAGTCATTGTTCATAGTCTGCACACGATTATCTAATTGTCCTATTATACTTCTGAGGGTCGTTACGCTACTCGTAACTCCTGCTAATATAAATCTAATTGTAAGGAACACAAAATAACCAGCAGCAATAGCACCTGATATCGGCGCACCAACGTCACCAATGAATGATAATATATCCATATGTTTACTCTCTCAATAACTACTATTTATAATAAAAAGGTCTTAAAACAAGTATCCACTATTACATAGCTATTTATATGGTGTGACAAAAAATTGACACAAAAAAAAGGGACGGAGTTTTGACACTCTGTCCCTTATTCCCACATCAAAAGTTTTCTATGTTTCACAACTGGGTGGGGTTATTGATGTGTTGTATACCACCCCTTGTTGCTAATCTATTTTGGGTCTGTATGTTATACCTCTACCCTAGTATAGATACCTATTCGTTTGCCAACTTTTCAAAGTATGACATAGCATCATCATCGTCATCAGATGCCGCAGGCGCACTGCCTTTCATAGGTTCTGGTGCAGATTCAGACTTGAACTGAGGTTTAAAGTCAGTCGTACCTTCATCTTCCATAATCCTATCAGCAGCAGTCTTAGCGGTGTTTACTGTACCAGTAAGAACTGCATCTAAACGAGTCTTCAATTCATCATATGACTTGAAGTTAGACGGTGCAAGAAACTCAGCAAGTGAGTGTTGACTAGCATAGATTGTCTCCAACTCTTCATCAGTTGGTTTCAATGCAGATTTAGCATCCAAACCAGACTTATCGTAGTTCCAGTAACCATCTACCTTGCGAATCTTCAACATGAAGTTAGCACCTTCCCAAAAGTCAAATGGGTTGACTGGCAACTCATCTGGAAATTCTGGTTGCATTGCTTCCATCAACTTATCAAAGATTTTCTTACCGAAACGGTAGAGCATCACTTTACCCTCATTCTGAGGATTAGTTGGATCACTTACAACGTACACGTTTGCATAGTATTGCAACTTGCGTTTCTGTTTACGAGCAATCTCTTTATCACTTTCCACGCCTGAATTCCATAACTGTGAGTTGTACTCAGAGATAGGGCAGGTTTGGTTAATGGTAGTTAGAGAGTTCTCAATAAACCATTGTCCAGTAGGGCCTTGAAACGCATGGTTCCAAATCCGAACCCAAGGTAACTCTTCACCAGTAGGTGCAGGCAAGAATCGAAGTACTGCGTACCCATTCCCTACCTTGTCAACCTGTGGTTTCCATAGCCGTTCATCGACATAGGACTTAGAGTCCTTCTGTGGTGCTTCATCCTTTTGGACTTGTTGTAGTAGTTTATCCAGACTGTTCTGGTTTCTTAGTGCTGAAATTGACATATATTTTCTCCGTATGTTTATCGTATGTTTAAGTATTTCACATTATTCATTATGTAATTTGTCACATCTTTCATCATGTAACAGTATATATTATACCTAAAAAGTGGGGTTTTGTCAAGAAGTTTTTAAAACTTTCCTTCACGAATATTTCTACTCGCCTCATCCCATTCTTCAGGCTTGGCATCCCAAAGAGATGTCTGTTTTGGTTGGTACTTAGTAGTATCTTCCCCATAACGTCCACGTTCTCTGTTACCATCACCGTTCAATTCCGTTACGTCTTGTTGCATAGACTTGTAATCTACAATATCTTGCTCAAAGTCATCTTCGGGAACTATCTCAACATTACCGTCAAAGCCGTATCCATTAGCCTTGAGGAATAGTTGAAATGCGTCACACATCTCAGTGAGAGTAGCGTCTGTCTCAACGACAATTTCTACTCTCTTTATGTGATGTGCTGTAAGTAATCTACCTAGATTACCTTCTGCTTCTTGCTCTTCATGTATAAATTTATACACTTTTAAGTTGCTCCATTAGTGGAAAGATTTTAGCAATCTCAATCGCACATTTCTGTGCAACCTCCATATGCTCCTTTTGCGTTCCATTCGCACCACGAAGTTCAATGTAATGAACCCATGAACGTAATGAACCTTGCATATATAGACGAGTCTTGGTCAGCCCCTCTGGAAGAACTGCACGAGCCTGTTCTTTTGCAATACCATTATCAATCGCCCACTGATAACATTGTTTTGCTTGGTTGATTATACCAATCTGTCTACGGTTCCAATCTTTAATAAGTTCTTGATGAACTTGATTATCGACTAGTGATGGGTCATTCTCAATCTCAATAGAATTCTGTCTATTGGTTGTATCCTGTAGACGGCATTCTCTTGTAGTGAATGCATCTCCCATCGCTGACGGTTCTGCATACCTTTGAGAAAACTCTTGGAATGCAAAACTTCGGTGACGCACAATCTGGTGAGCAATGTCACGAGTAGTGTCGATTTCAATCGTAGCACTAGCCATTTCCAATGGACTCCAATGTTTGTGTTTCACCAAATACTTAATAAGTTTTTCAGATGTCTTCTGGTTCATCTGATTAGAAGGATTAGATACACGGGCACAGAATGCAATCAAATCTTGCACATCATCAATACCAATGATACCATTCTCGCTTGGTGGTTGAGTATAAGCAATCAATTTTGCTGTTGTTACCATTTTATTTACTTCCTTAATCTCTGTCACTCTCATCCTCTTTCTTTGTCAAACTATAACCACCATCAGGCAGTTCTTCCCATAACAGAGTATCGCCCTTATCCCAACCTACTGCATCAATTGATCCATGTGGGAATTCAAAAAACATCTCTTTTGTTTTACCATCTTGTTGGACTTCAACCAACCATTCGTTTTGTGACAATTGTTTGTATTTCATAACAACCCCTTTAAAAAATTGAGCAGTTTATTATCCTACTCAGGATATATAACAATTACGCCTGTTTACGATACTTAGGACGATAACCATTATTGGACTTATTAGAAACTTCAGCAAGTTTCTTTGAGAGAACTGAGTCACGCTTTTGAAGCTCTGACAAGTCAAACTCAAGAGTCTTAATTCGTGACTTTGCAGATTGCAACTTTGCACGATAGAAATCTCTTTCCCTAATAAGTTCATTCGCTGGTATGACTTTTTGCATATCCATTGAAATTCTCCTTCACTAATTGGAGTAGTTTTGTTTTACACTTCACCTTATCGTAAGGCAGAAATGCGGCGTATTTGACGATTAATCGTCTAGTGTCTGGCCATATTAAGTCATCTTTCATTCCTTCATCAAACCGTTTAACATAGTTAAGTAATCCTTGCAAGATTACCGCCGATTCTATACTTACTCGTTTAGCAAGTATGTTCTTCAATAATACAGGATGTTTACCGTTTTGTAAAGAGAAAATTGAATTAAAATCTTCAACTTGATCAAACAAAAAGTGCATGTCCTGTAGAAAGTTATATGTCAAGGACTGTTTGTTCTTAGACCATTCCATATAGTTCTCTTCACTGAAATCACCCAACCATCCTTTTGGGGACTTTACAAAATTAGAAATATAATAATCTTGTGTCTTATCTCCATACTTTCTTGCTACCCTTGCAAAGAAATACCTATCTCTTCGCTTTAAGAAGGATGCTTTTGTTGCAGAAGTCTTTCCACCGTATCTAGTATAATCATAGTTACTGGTGAAATGTAGTTTCAGACCAAGATATATCTGGTAGGATTCCCACGCTTCCATTGGATTACATCCTTAAATTGGTAGGGTTGCTACTCGTGGCAAGAAGTTTAACTTCCTTGCATCTGCTTCTATTTTTTCTTTGAGTGGTTTGGAAATAAGCGGCCCAATAGTGTCTGGTTCCATATTATTCTTCTCACAATAATCTAAGATAGCATCCATGTACGATATATCATCTGCTGTATTTACTATTCTTTCGATTTTGAGGGCGAACTTCTTTGGTGTCATCACAACTAGTTCTTCTAGATTCATTACAAACTCCTGTTAACAGGTTTAAAAAGGTGGAGAAGGCGGTATTATTAATACCGAAACCTTCTCCGATTTTTGTAGACTTACCGTAGGTCTACATGGATGTGTTAAGTCATCACACTATAAAATTTGGAGCGGGTGGAGAGAATCGAACTCCCGTCATAAGGTTGGAAACCTCAAGTAATGCCATTATACGACACCCGCTGGATACCACTTTTCTGTTGCTAAGTAAGTGGTCAACTCCCTGTGTTTACGCCGCTAGGGCGAAATCAGATGTGGCAAAGTTATCGTTTGCGTTTAGTTTTGTTTGACTGTCTAACGTAAGTCACCACGGCAATCTACTCTCATCTCTATCCGTCAGTCGATCCTATTCATCCCCATCAAAAACATACTAGCATCCCTTTCAGTATGCTTTTGGTGGAGATGGAGGGATTCGCACCCTCGTCCTGCCCAAACTTTGAATCGTATTAACGATTGCATTCCTATTTATACATCCATTATATCAAATAGTAGTACTGATGTCAAGAAGTTTATGTAAACCTTTTCCACTTCCTATGATACACCCCATATTATTTTCAAACGAAAACTCTACTAGTGACCATGTCTTGGTTCGTTCATTGAAAGCAACTACTATTCTTGTCTTAATTGGTTCTCCAGATTTTCCTCTAGAGAAACCATCCATTGAGAATAGAGGTATTTCTCTGAACTTCTTGGTTATATCAATTACTTCCTTTTGTGTGCCACAATAGACAGGTTTATTTGTCCATTGTGGTTCAGCATGTGCTTTATCCGGCAATACCAGCAGAACTGTTCCCAACAGCATTGTCAGTATTGTTATTCGGCACTTGGTTATCAACCGCATTTTCTTTCTCCCATTCTTCTGCAAACAGGTCGATGGTATCAACTAAGGCCTGAAGATAATCTTTCTTGTCCTTTACAAACTCTTGGACAAGTCCATCTTCAGTAACTACAAGAATTACGATTTGATTAATCTCAATCCCTGTTCGTTCTTGAAACATCTCTGCATAAGCAGATGCCTGCATATAGTATTCAAAGTTATAATCATCCTTGCGTTCAGAACGAGAAGTCTTAAAGTCGATGATAGACGGAACTCCGTTCCAATCTGCAATGCAATCCACACGGCCTGCAACACGATACTTCTCACTCCATAATCCAGCTTCTTGTGCATAGATATTAGTTATGCGTTTCTCAAGAGTTGGTTTTAGTTGTGAGAACAAACACCAAGGTAAGAATGCAAAATTATCTTTTAGCACTTCCTTGTTGTTTAGAAAATCCTCACACATATGGTGAACAGCGGTTCCACGAGCAGCGGCAGTACGCATGATATGATTAGCAACATCATTACCTACACGATTTCGCCAGGCTTGTAGTCCTGCCTTCTTTTCTTTTCGTACACCTAACACGGTTGTGATAGATGGATAGAAACCAGTGGGCGTATCATAGAAACGCTTCCGATTTACTGTTTTGGTTGATACCTCTGGGATATCTACTGGTTTATGATTAAACATAATTTACCTCAATTGTTTTCATTATATAATTATACCAAAAAGAACGTCTAATGTCAAGAGATTTCTTCATCTTTTACATAAAAATGTATCTTGATGATGTTATCATTCTGCTCTTTTATAAAGTACTCTAACTTATTTTGGGACAGAATTCTCTTTAGTTCGTTTAATGTAACGTCTTTCATTTGATTCTTTCTTAACTGCATCTTCAGACTTCTTACCAAAGATTGCGTTCCAGTTGTCTTCTACTTGAGCGTCTGTGACTATACTAGTTCGTCTAGAACTACCTTTGCCACCATGCCAGTTAGTCATCCTTGGCGACCTCGCATCCCCATATCAATAATGATATTCCACACAATCCATATAGCAACCCTTCGACCGAACCAAGCGTACCTTGGTTTACTGCATAAAGTGCCGATCCAGACATCATTGCACCAACCATCATTCTAACTACACCAGTACCACCAGTGTAGCCTTTAGGTCGATTATAATAATCCTCAACCTCATCTTCCCACTTCTTCATTACTATTCTACTCCAAGCCTAATCTTGTTGATTAGATATTCTTTAACAAAACCACTTCGAACAATGTCTCCAATGGTAAATTCAATATTTGCAAATGCATCCATAGCATCTAAGATTTTCATAAACTGCACCAATCCACTCTTGTCTGAACCTTTAATAAGGTCAGTCTGGAAGAAATCCCCAGCGAACATAATCTTAGAATCTTGTCCAACACGAGTTATGATTGTATCAAGTTCATGGAAGTTCAAGTTCTGACATTCATCAACAATGATGATTGCGTTGTCCAGTGTAATACCTCTAAGGAATGATGTAGTCAAGAAGCAAAGACTTCCTTGTGACTTCAACCTATCATACAGTCCAGCAAACGCCTGTTCATTGGGTTGTTCAAATAAGAACTTAACCATGTTCTGATATGGAACTTGAAACAATGCTGTCTTGTCTTCCTCATCGCCAGGCAGGAATCCTATCTCACGAGTAGGTACTGCACTACGCACAATGTATACTGTGTCATATGGTGTTGAGGACTTCAATACCTCTTGCATTGCATTGTACAGCAATATAAACGTCTTACCAGTACCAGCGGCACCATATAAGAAAAGGTTCTTACCCTCTTCATAAGCAGCGAATGCTTTCTTTTGATTATCCGTAATCGGGTTTACTTTAACCAGATTATTAGAAGTTATTTCTTTTGCCTTACCCATATACTACACCTCGTTTTGTCAACTCATTTCGAATTTTTTGTTTGAGTGGGCCTCTTGTTGATGACCTTTGAAGCTCTTCAATAAGTGTCTCTTTTGATTGTGACATCATATAGTAGTTCTGAAAGGTTTTCTTTCCACTTGTTCTGCCCACAGTTACCTGTGTTGGTTTAAATTTTGTTGGCATTATTTTCCTCTCCGTTCTGATTGAATTTTACGATGTTTGTCAACGATACCTTGAGTCTTTATATCCTTGATAGACTTCTTGGCGTATCTACTTGCAAGAGGGCTGTTAGGATGGGCTTCGCCCACCTTCTGCAATACCTCATTGAATCCACCATCAACCTTAATGTTACCACTCATGCCTGTACCACTAACAATCATTGGTGCAGAAGTGATAACACTTTCCTTGGAGGGATTTTCTTTTAAATATTCCTGTAGAGAAGACCAAGAGCAAAACATCTCTTCCATCTCATCAGTGTCTTTGTCTCTTACGCTATATGTTGGCATTATCTTTCAATTCTTTAAGTTGTAATTTCAATTCATGGATTTCATTGACCAACAAGGAGTGTTGGTCAACCAAGTCCTTTATTCTATTTAGGGAGGCGTAATAAGAGTTATTTAGAATTTTAATTTCCATCTCCATAAGTTTAGCCAAACTCATAGTTTTAGATGGGGCCCCTAGTCCACCGTATGGACTCACCACTTCATTCTCTTTATCTTCTTTCATTCTGCGTCCCATGTAATCGTGATAACTTTCACGTTTGACTGCGTTACTCATGCCGCCGCCTCATACCAATATGGCATACCCCTAAGTTTCCACTTAGCAAGATGCTGTTTGTACTTTATATAGTAATCCCTGTATGCAGTAAGCGAACTCTCGTTCTTTACATCATCTGGCATTGCCTGTGTTGGTTGCGTGAAATCAATACCCCTTGGAATTTCCCTTGGTGGTTGTCTTAACATACACTCCAGTTTTGCAAAACTAGCATGGGGTGCATCCTTACTGTAGCGATACATGTACTCTGTATTCAACTCTTTCCACATTGCATACAACCACATGTAGTTCTTTAAACTTTGTCGTACCCATATAGCACTAGGGTGGTTCACATGACAAGCCTTGTAGAGATATGGTTCACGATTGCGTCCCAATTCTCCATCTAAACGCCAGCGTTTAATCTTGCGTCCATTCTTAGTCAAGTCAGTGTACTCTTCACCATCCAGTACACGATGTGCAGTAGACATCAATTGAGCGTACTCAATAATCATCTTACTACAGTGAGAGTCACAGTGCATTTTTGCAGCGTCCTCGTAGTTATCAGATAGATAAAATATATTCATTTAAAAA